TTTATAATTCCGTCTGCCCCAAAACCTTCATCTGCATCAATAAATAAAAGATAGTCGCTATTAGATCTTAAAAACATTTCAGTTAATAGATTTCGTGCTCGTGTGATTAAAGACTCATTAGCAATATCTATAAAGTTTGCGGTGTGGCCTGAATTTGACAATTCCTTAACTAATTCAAGAACACTTTTCATGTATACGCCACTGCACATTCCACCGTACATTGGTGTTGCAATTGTAATATGTGCCATACACTTCCTATCTATAGAATGTAGTTACTAAACCCAATAACTTGCAATGGAATTGGCGGTGGATTAGTAGAACTATATCCTTCAACTCCAACATTAATAAACCTTATGCGAAACGGTAAAACATCATTAATCCTTACAACTCTTGTTTCTGGAACAATCTTTGTAATTGAATAATTCTCTAAAGTTATACTTCTTGTCTTATTAGCACCCTTGTTGGATAGGACTGCTTTTGCCATTAATCTGTTACATCTTCTAGGATAATCATGCTACCCTGAGCAACTGTCCAAACCTGAAGATTACCAGCAGAGGAAAGTTGTATGTCAAAGATGTCTCCTGTTTGAAGAGATACTGATTCTGATGCTTCTAGTGAAACTGTAAATTCGCCATCTCCATCATCTGCATCATGAATTGGTGTTAATGCCATAATGGTAGTTGCATCATCTGTAATTACCCCTGCATTTTTAGAAAGATTTGGACGTTTAATTTTCATTGTAATTGTCCAATCTGGAATATTTAATGGTTGTTTAGCATCATCAGTTACGTAAACACGAAATGCAGAGGTGTCTCCACGAACCACTGTCCATGTTACTGTTGGAGGCTTATTGCCAACCTCATACTGACCGCTACTACTTCTTGTTGTTGCCATGATTTAATTATAACACTTAAAGTCCGTTTTTAACAGCACCCCAAGTGGCATTTCCTCCTTTAATTGGTGACACTAATAATTTTCCATTGGTTGTGTGGGAATATGCAACCACAGCAATAACGGAAGATCCAGAAGATGGCTTAGTCAAGGTTAGCCCTCCAGATAAACCTACATATAATTTATCTCCCTCATCATATGCGGAAGTATTGAGATTTTCTAATGTTCCAACAGTGACTACAAGTCCATCATTTGCGTCTTGCATCGTTGCTTTTGCCAAACCGATGCATGGAAATGTTTCAATATTGCTTGCTTGAGATTTTGCGATAGTGGTCCTGCCGTTTGCATATCCTGTTATATATACGGGAGTTCCTTTTGTTATTTCTGCCCCGCTAACATTTCTTACGTCTAGAGACAGGTATGGAACCTGCAGCGCAGTTAATAAATCATTAACTTTTTCTGCCAATTCCTGCATATCAGAGTGAACATTAACAGGATCATCTGATATAGGATATGGTATTTCTTGAGGATTCGTTAAACCAGTAGCCATGATTTTACATTATACCATTAAAAGTATACCTACTTGACTTTTACCAATTTCACTTGGTATAATTAATGTATTGACACCGTAAGGTGTCATTTTGTTCTAGGAGGCACTACTATGACGAAAGATGATTTTGTAGTTGGAGGCTTAGCACTTTTAATGGTTGTTTCAACTTTGTTTAATGCAACCAACGCTCAAGCAGCAAAGAAAGAAGAGTTTCTGGCACGGGTTGCTGCTCAGCAGGAATTGGAGCAAACCTCACACATAAAAATTATGGAAAAATATAAGAATGCCAAATCTTTAAATGAGGCACAATGCAAGGAACTTTTATCAGCAGTTGGTTTTGAAGGAAAAGCCTTAAAGGTTGCTTGGGCGGTGGCTCAAAAAGAATCAAACTGTAGGCCTGTGGCTATAAACAATAACCACAATACTGGAGATAACTCTTATGGCATATTCCAAATAAACATGATTGGTGAATTGGGACAGGCTAGACTAGAAAAATTTGACCTTGATTCTAAAAAAGATCTTCTTGATCCAGTTACAAATGCAAAAATTGCTTTCTATATGACCAATAAAGGATCAGATTGGTCTTCTTGGACATATTTAGATGGAGAAAGATTTAAACAGTTCTTGCTGGAATACCCTAAATACTAAAAATAAGCGATTGCTAGATATTGGTTTCCAGTAGTTACTGGGTAAAACTTATGAGGCCATTCGCTACCAGATGGGTAGACAATTACATCTCCTTCATTAAGAGTTATTAGGTCGTTGCCTACTCTATTTTTAAACTGCATCTCTCCCCCAGAAAATTCACTGTTTAGGCAAATTATTATTGTATTATTGTGCAAAGTATTCTTTCTGCTTTGATCATCAATAAATTCTAAAGCCTTTATATTTTTACATATAGTCCACGGTTTAATTGTCTGTGCTGTTTGTTCTTCTGTTTTTAAATAATCAACAATAAATGGGAAAGCAAAAGAATTTAAAGCACTTTCTAGTTTTAGTTTTTTTATGTGAAATTCTGATTGTATGTTTATTAGGTCAAAATAAGGATCAAAAAAGGGGGCCTTATTCCTTATTTTTTTTTGAGATTTTAAAAAAACTCTTGTATCTTTTATAGTAAAGGTTTCACTAGAATCTGTCAAACTGGTATTATTAATATTTTTTTTAGAGGATACTTCCCAAATGTTTTCTGCACAATTTGAATTTTCTAAGTCTTCTAAAATTGTAAAAAAATCAAACATTGAATTATTTTTATATAACAAAATATCAGTATCTAATTGTATTTTATTCATAAGTTATCCAATTCCATTAGAGAGTACTATAAAATTTTTTGTAAAATAAAAATGTCCTCCGTTTAGTTTTAGGGAGTAGGCCTGCTCAAAAATTGTGCGTCCTGGAGGTACAACTGCTTCTGTTTCTGTAAAATAGGACTCTGCATTCTTTTTTAATATAGAACTATGGCTATAGCCTTTCTGTTTACCTTTTACTATCTCGTCAATATTTGAAATAGAAAAAGCAGAAAGAAAGTTTTCTTTATTTTTTATTTTATTATATTTTGCTTCATAGCCGTCGAATCCTAAATCATTTAATTTTATAGCAATATATTGATTTTTGTGTATCTTACTTTGATTTACATACATAAAATGTGACATGTCATTGCTTTCTGCAGAATATATCGATGCTTCACAAATTTCATATTCATGAACAATTCTATCTCCTGCAATTATTTTTGTAAAAATATCAGAAACATCCTCTATTCCGTCTTGAGTAACCTTTATAGATAAAACTTTATCTCCAACTTTTAAATCATTTGCATAAGATAGACTTCCATCACTTAAATATATTTTCTCTGAAACTGGCAAAGATGAATTGTAAAACATTTTACTTGTTATGCACCAAAAGGTTGCCAGCAATAAACCAGTCTTGTGGCTCGCAACTAAATTGGTAAACATTGTGGGATGAATCGTCTGTGTCAACAGAAGTTACTGGCATTTCTGTAATTGATCCATCAGGTTCAACTTTAATTAAAATATCTCCGACTGCAATTCCTCCCGCCTCTACAAAAATATAAAATGGATCACCCTTAATAAACATTGGGTGATTTAAAGAAAACTTTGAATCAATATCGCCATTAAACCAAACAACCTCTTGAACAATAGATGGAACTATAGCAGTAATTGTTGTTTCAAAATTTCCCTCACTGGTTAGGGTTGGGATTGCGATAGATCTCCAATCTAACTCTGTATAATCTATGCCGCTTAAAGGAATTTCTTGTATGTTAATTGTTGAGATTACCTGATCCATCTCTATATTTTTGGCTGGAACGTCTCCAGTTGGAGTTCTAACTAAAGTATCTTCATGAACACATGGTCCTACTCTCCATGGTGTAAATCCAAAAGGAGTAAATCCAAAGGGAGTAAAGCCAAAAGGGGTAAATCCAAAAGGAGTAAATCCAAATGCTCCAAATGGGGCGAAACTAAATGTATAGTTAACCAAATTTACAATTTGACCTAATTCTTCAACTGTTCCAGGAGCAATATCTTGTGACTTAATTTTATTATTTAAATTAGAATCGCCAGTGCCTTCATTGGTTGTATTGTAGTTAAATCCTAGCCCACTTAATGTAGACTCTGCTGTAGTTTTGTCAACCCCGACTACATTGGGAATTGAATTTCTACGAAATATTTTATTTCCACGACCAGGATTTTTTGCCATTATGGAACCATATCTCCCATTGCAAGCCAGGTGTTAGTATCTCGTTTAATTAGTGTGGCACTAGACCATTGGGTTCTTAATTTTAATCCTGGTGTTGCGTTTATAGTTACCCCACTTTCACCAGCAAGAGTAACTTGTGATGTTCCAGTTTGTAAAATATCTATTGCAGTGCCAATTGGAAATGCTACAGAACTATTAAGTGGTACAGTAACGGTTCCACCAGCAGACATTTCAATCATTTTAAAAGAGTCTGCAATTGCCAGCGTATATGAAGATGATTGTTGATTAAACGTATATACTGGATCTGTAATTGATTGCCAAGTAGATCCATCATACACCTGTAAATCATTGATTGTGTTACCAACGCTATCTTGCTTTAAAAATACAACTGTTCCATATACTGGTGTTGGAATTGCCACATTTCTAGCAGATGGATTAAGAAAAATATTTAAATTCTTTGCAACAACTACAGAGGAAAAATTTGCTGGACTTGAAAACTCTTGTGCTGCTGTCCATGTGTATGCTGCTGATGTATTTACAATTCCTGCAATTGGATACCACTGATTTGTTGCTTCATCATAAACATATGCTGGTCTTGCAGTTGGATTAATTGCTGCCATTAGATCACCCTCAAAAATGTATTAGCAGTTGTATCATAAACAGACATCTCTAAAGGACTACTTCCTTTTTTAATCCATAATAGACCATCAACAAGTCCTGATGTTGGCGTAGTATTTTGATAAACAGATGTGGCAGATAAAGGCGTGCCCGTATACTCAGCATCTGTGTTTACCCATAAAAAACCATCTACTGGAGATGTTGGCTCTGTATCTTGAACCTCTGCTGCTGCTGCAGGACTGTTGTAGTTATTGTCAATTTGAGTTTGTAAATCATTAAGAGTGTAAGCCATAGATGGGTTTGTTAATGATTCTAAGTTGGTATTGTTTACATCATAAGTTGAAGATCCGTAGTGATACAGTCTTAGGGCAGCCTGAATGTCTGCGGCATCATCATAGCCAGGTATTTTAGTCGGATATACATTTCCTATATTTTCAGAAGCCATTATTCACCACCTTGCTCATTATATCACGATTCCTCTGACGGGTTTAAGATAATTGTAATTAGCATATGCACAGTTACCGTTTCGGATAAACTACTCCAGGTTCCAGCATCTAGTTCTGCTGCCTTTAAAGATATTGAAAGAGTATCGCTACTTGCCCCCACAATTGACACAGCATTTATAGATGATGCGGTTGGATTGGAGTGACCTATAGAAAATTTAATTGAAAAATTTTCTTCGGTAAGCGGAGTTCCTGTTGTTTCAACTATATCGGCAATTGGAATTAAAATACTTGTTGTTCCGCTAGTAAAAGTTTGTAAAAAATTTCTAGAGTATACTGTTGGGTTAATTTTTAAAATTGGAACCCATGTGTTTGTTCCAAGACTTGAAATGTATTGGTACATGTACGAGTACTCTTCGCCAGGGGCATTATTTATATATAAATCGTTTAAATATAAGGTTTGGCTAAAAATGCTGCCACTAGAAGTAAACAAGTTTGGAGAGCCAGTTCCAACAAAAACTTTGCTTCCTCTTACGCCAGTGGCGCCTATGTCTAGTTGAACATTTACGACTGGTGGTGGTCCAAGAACTGTAATTTCTTCGGTGTTAACTAAAACCTCAACAGCCATTAAACTGCCCCAGTTATATCATCTGTGACAGTGATTGATCCAGTAAGAATTGTAATAATATTTGTAGCACCTGAGTTAATTTGAACGTCATAAACATACGTTCCAGATGAAAGGGTTCTGCCTACGGCTGGAAGAATTGTACAAACTATAGTGTCATTAGTTGTATTAATAATTGCTTGTGCTGTTGTTTTGACTCCAGTAGTTCCTCTGGCTGTTGCAATTGTATATGCTCCATTTCCAAGGTAACTATCTAACTGAAAGGTTGTTCCGTCAGAATTTTTGGGGGATATAACAAACTCATGTGTATCACCACGATAGTAATTAAAATTATATGTGCCTGGAAATGCCATGGTTCTCCTTTTGCTTTAATGCTTTGGGTGTGGGAATCGAACCAACATTACCCGCTTCGGAGGCGGAAGTCCGACCATTAGACGAACCCAAAATTTTAAAGCATTATCATTATACCATTAAGAAACAAAAACTGTGATGCTTTTTACAATCATTTCTGCAGGAAAGTCTGTCCTAATCTGTGGTTTGGCATAGCATTTAAAGGCCTCACTTTCAATATAAAAGGTTTGTGGAATTGAAAAACTATAGGTATTCTGATATTTTAAAGTTCCAACGAAGTTAACTGGTCCGTCATTGTTTTTTGTAAAAAATGTCTTTATCCAGACATCTGTGTTGCTAGACTGTGTAGATAACTCCACCTCATACAAAACTTCTACTTTTGCACCTACAGACAAACCTAAAAAATTTAAAGATCTAATGTCATTTCCCCAAAGAGAGTCTCCCTGTCGTGGAAGAAATTTGTTAATTGGGTTTTTACTGTCAACGTATAAAGAAACCCACCCATTCTCTCCTTCTGTAATTCCAAGAATAAAAATATCATTTCTGTCATTATAATATTTTGCCCAACCAGGCTGTTGTCCAGATAAAGTTATTCCGTCTACACCATCTTTTCCTGGAATTCCTCTTTCTCCCCTTGGCCCAATGTCACCTTTATTTCCTTTTTCTCCAGTGTCGCCTTTTTCCCCCTTATCTCCTTTTTGGCCCTGTGGTCCTGGGGTTGGGATATGCATTACTTGTGTTATTGGAGTATTGGATGTATTGTTTTGCTGTGCCTCAATTACCTGCTGAATATATTTATCTTTACTATCAAATGGGGTTGGGACGCTCTTACTTACAGCCATCTCTCAGCCTACTTCTTTATTTTTACCGTTTTAGCAGATCCAGATGCAGTTATTTTAATTACGTCTGGCAAATTTGTTTTTACATTGCTAACTTTAATGACAGCCATTATAGTCCCGCACTAACATCACCAATTACAGATATTGTTCCTATCACTGGAGTCCAGACTGTTTCATCGATTGTTATTTCTAGGTCAAAACTTAACTCTGCAACTGTTCCACCATAAGTAGTTCCCCAAAGCGATGTGATTTCTGCGGGAGCAGTAACAATAACATACCCATCAAAAGACTCTACTTCTAATTCATCAAGAATATCCGTTTTACGGTCATATGCACTAGCAAGGAAACTCCATCCATCGGTGTCTAGACTAGTAGTTTCGTCATCATTTAAAAAATCAACCCTAATGGTAGATGTGTCACCACGGACAACATTCCACCTTATAGTAACTGGATCGGCACCAAAAATCTCTGGTTCACAAGAAGACATAATAGGATTATACCATTAAATATCAAAAAGTGCCCAGGAGAGCATTTATAGAACTCCCAGACACTGATTATTTTTGATTTTATTTGATATATTTTTTTGTAACAATTTAGTAACAATTTTGTATGTTTTGTCTCATTATTTAAGATTTAGGACCAGAGTGTCAATTCGATAGTGTATACTTAAAATATATAAAGAAAAAAGAATATCTTTAAACCTTTAATATTATTTATATATTATATATAGAGAAAATTATTTATCAGTTTTTGATATATGTGTTAGTAAAGTGTCGAACATCTTATCTATTTTTTTATCCATATCTTTTCTCATTTCATTTGCTTCTGTCATCCGAACTTCTAATCTCGTAACTTGGTCCTTTAAACTTGATCCAGAATTGGGCCTCATTTCAGATCGTATTTCGTCAAAATAATGTTTTGTTAACCATTTGACCGCTGCAACGAGTCCTGCTACAATAGTAGTAACACCTATGATGATCTCGATAGTAAGAGCGGATTGGCTTGAAAATAACATAACATGAGTATTATAACATTATTATTTGGAGATATATAAAATGCAAAGCGCTATATTGGAAACACTGCAGAAGTCGCAAAAAATTATTATCTCTCCAGATGTCGATGGTTTTATGTCGGCGGAGTTATTGAATCGCAAATTCGGTTCGCAAATTGTTGGTACATACGATAAGAACATATTATGTCTTGCTGACGATGTTAAGCCTGAAGAATGTCTTTTCGTCGATTGTGATATGAATACGAAAGAGTTCGTTTCGATCGGAAATCATATGAGAATTGAAAATGACAATATGGCCGATGCGTCATTCAATCCAAATCGTTTTTGGAAAACTAAAATGTATACTTCAAAGTTTCCTTACGCAACCTGTTTTTTAATTTCGTCGGCAATAGAGGTTGATCTTGATCTATATGACCTTAAACGCATGGCTCACGCTGATTCAACACTAATCAATATGGAAAATTACAGCAGTAACATGCGTACATGGTCAAAAAGGCTCAAAGAATCCGATGTAACTCCAATTATTGAACAAACCTTAGATATCTCAGACATTAGAGTGAAATATCCAACACAATCTTTTGCATCAAAAAGGTTTGGCAAGGAAAGATATCTAGATACCCTAAATAAGGCCCTAGAAAGCGAGGGGACGGATTATCTCCCATTAACTAAGGGTACCAAGTATATGGCTGATAAAGTCGGCTTAAACACCCTTATAAGGTATATGGATGATATCATTTCATATGCGGAAATATATTCAGGTGAGTATAGTGTCACGTATAACCAGGAGATTGAGTTTAGATGACCAAAGATGTTAGGCCTTGGGATTTAATTAATCCTAATCAGCCAAAAAGCACAGATGAGATTGTTAAGTCCCGCCTAGAAATTTGTAAGTCTTGTGAATATTTTAGACCTAAAACAGAGACCTGTCGCAAGTGTGGATGTTTTATGAAATTAAAAACCACTTTAGTAAATGCTAAATGTCCGATTGATAAATGGTAGGCCAGTTATCTATCACGTATACTAGCCCAGAGGCTTCATTATAGTTTTTAAAAAAAGACTCTGAGTTTATAATTTTATCTATCCAATTAGTACATTCAGATACAGAAGATAAAAATGATTTTTCAGTTTGTCTCGTCATATCTATGTGCAAAGACATTTTGTTCTCTGATCCAAAAACTTCTTTTATGTCTAGGCATGATTGATAACCACTAAAAATAATTGGTTCAAATATAACAATAGCGCAGTCTGCTTTATTTTTTAAATTATGTAAAAATGTTATACGATCTTTTGATATTAATGGCATAAAGCCTGCAAAGTAAAATTTTTCAGGCAATATACCAGATGTAGAGAGTGCTGCAGTTATAGCACTAGGTCCAGGAATTGAATATACAGGTAAATTCTTTTTTCTAAACTCTGCAACAATTTCAAACCCTGGGTCAGTAATTAATGGAGTTCCTTGATTTCCTATAATCATTATACTTTTGCCATCTTCTTGCATTTGTAATACATCTTTAATAACTTTATCTGGCATACTTATATATGGATTAAACTCTATAAGATTTTTATTGGATATGTCAATATTTAATGCAAGCATCATCCGTTTAAATGAGTTAATATACTCGCATATTATTACGTTAGATTTTTTTATTTCTTCCAGCGTACGTTGTGGAATATCTTTTTTATTTCCTATATCTATAGCAGCAACGATTAAAGCCATATATATGAGTATATCATCTCCCCCCCAATGTTGTATACTGGATAGACGCTCAATAAATGATCAGCAGTAAAGGGAGAGACTATGATATTTCACAAGCACTTATTAGTAAATGCCAAATGCCCAATAGGCAAATGGTAAAAGAATGTTATAATCAGATTATGAAGGTTAAAAGAATAGAGCCCTTTCAAGTTGAAAACTTTTTAGGGAAAAAAGAAATAGATCTTATTTACAAAAATGTAGATCATTTAATGGAACAAGGTCTCCATGAGAGTGGAGATAAGTATGCTAAATTTTTTAAATTTGCAAATAATGGTTTTATAACTACATACGGTCCGTGGCATCAAGATATATATAATTTCTTTATCAAGAAAGGTGAAGAATACGGACAGAATAAAATACCTTTTACAAATAATGCCTTGATCTTTGCTAGATACTCACATGAGAGTGGTGGTGTTCCAAATTTATCCCCCCACATAGATGTTGTTGCAAATAAGATTATCTATACTTGCACAGTTAGATTAAAGTCTAGCAAGCAATGGGATATATACGTTAAAGATGAAAAATTTGATATGCCAGGTGAAGGTTCGGCTGTATGGTTTACTGGAAATCAGGATGTTCATTGGAGACCAGACATAGAATTTGGTCCAGACGATTACTATGACATTATGCTAGTCCAAGTTTGGTCTGATATAGAAAATGAAGAATATGTTCCAGACCATAAAGAAAAAGCAGAAGCCCAAGAAGAAGAATATAAAGCCAAATATGCACATCTATTACAAACAAGTAAAAATGTTATGAGAGACAACAATACAGACTGCATTGGTATCAGCGATGGACAAACTACAGATGATGCCTACAGGGCTGCTGGATATAATCTATAACTTTTTGTGATCTGACTCAGACTTACAAGAACAAGAATCACAGCAAAATTCTGAAAAAATTTTTAATGCCAAACCATCGTTTTCTGGTTTATCATTCCACATTGCATATTCAAGGTTATCTAGGATTGCCATCTAAATATTATACATGATATAATTTTTAAATGCACCTAGAAGACATAAAGTATATTAAAAACTTTGTAGAGCCAGAAGATGCTCAGTCTCTTATTGACCTTATGGATGATTTACGATCTAGGAAGAAACTTAATAATGAGCGAAAAGATGGCACCTTTAGGATTTATAACTCTAACTACCCAGAAGTGGTAGAGTTTGTCAAAAAATATTCTAAAAAATTTATTGGAGATCAAAATCTTTATTTTCGAGAAAACCTTGTAGCCCTATATGAAGAAGGATCTTTCATGTATGACCATAAGGATGTAGAAAATGATACAGAGACAGTTAGTACGGTTATATATCTTAATGACGCATATACTGGAGGAGAGTTGTCATTTCCAGAAATAAATAATGGTTATACTTATGCCCCCGAAAAATATGAGTTAGTTTATTTCCCTACTCCGTTCCTGCATGGAGTGACTCCAGTTAAATCTGGCAAGCGATATATTATAACAATTTCATATACAGATCAATTTAAATACAAAAACCCTAAATATTAATTACAGGATGAGCAGTAGTTGTCGACACGTAGTTGCTCTTTTGCAACCCAGATAATCCTGCTACAGCGATAGCAAGACCTCATAGAGTATTTCTTTTCTCTACGGTCTTTCCGAATTTCTAGTCCAAGTAAGTGCATATATTTATTTTATCACGCTTGACCTAATTTGTCAAATAGTGTATACTAGAAAACTAGATTGGAGAAACCATGATATTTCACAAACACCTACTTGTTAATGCCAAAGTAGAAAATCCTATCAATACCGAAGAGCAAGGCGTTGATTTCCTTACCCGCCTAGTTGAAAGTATTGACATGAAGATTATTAAAGGACCTTTTGCGTCCTATGTTGACAAACCAGGAAACCGAGGACTTACGGCTATTGTAATGATAGAGACTAGCCATGTAGCATTTCATATATGGGATGAGCAGGATCCATCATTAGTTCAGTTTGACTTGTATACCTGCGGAGAATTAAATCTTGCTAAGGTTCTTCTTGCTTTTGGAGAAACCTTTAAAGTTGTAAGTCTAGATTATCAATTGTTCGATAGAGAGAATGGCTTTGTCTTAGAGGACAGAGGCTCTTGGCCACAAATCTGAAAAAATTTTTATTTTCACTTTCATAAAAATCTGAATATTTTGTTCAGATGTACGATGCATGATTTGAAAAAATATAACAGAAAAAAATAGTGAGCACATAAAAGGGGGAAGCCTTCTATGTGTCTTGCTGTGCGTCCTCTATGTAATGACTGCGATCATAGTTAGCAATAGTCCCACCATTTTCTAGGTGGGCTTTGCGTCTTAGTTGCTCAGCAGAATACTCAGCCACTTACTTATCTTTTCTCATTAGTCTAATAGAATAAACTAATGCGATAGTGCCAACTAGTAACCATGTAGGTAACTCTACTTGTAGTCCTATGCTATCAGCATAGATACTAATAAAGTCTAAGTTAATATAAAACTCCATAACTATTTAACCTCTACTTCTCTAATGTTGTAAGTGAAACCCTTACCTAGTTTATTTAGTTCAGCGATAACCGCTAAGATTTCTTCAGGCTTGCTAGCCTTATTGCCTACAGATAGCAAATTGCCACCCTGCCATAGTGAGTAAGTGATAGTCATAGTTAGTTTCCTACTTTCTTGTTATTCATAACCCAACGGCTTTCGTTAGGTGATAGGTAGCGGTGAGATACCACTCCGTTAGAGGCTACTAGCATTTCTAGGTAAGCCTTTCTAGTCATGTAGTTGCCTACTGAATTGCGAAATACTAGGGGAGTATTTGTATTAGAGGAAGCCATAGGGTGGTTAGGCTCTAGAACCATTGTATTTAGTGATATCATTTTGATACCCTTTCTTTTAATCTAGTTAGCGATTTGCTAACCTTTTTGCTGACCTAATTTATTTGCCCTATTGCTAGGGGCTCACTTAGGATTTCTTATTTAATTGTATGTCGTAAGACTATCACACTTTAGGCGAAAAGTCAAGGGGACACGCCGTCTATTTGGTGTGATTTAGGCCACTTATTCGCTACGCTCATGCGAACACTTGTTCGCCTTATTTGGTAGGCTCATTAGCCTTATCTATCTCTATTTATTTGTATAATGGAATACTATCACACTACCCCCCAAAAGTCAAGTCCTAGCACGGCGTGTCGTATGTGATTTAGCCCACATGACAAAAGGTGCAAAACGGACATCTACTCGGCGTGGTCGGGCGTGTCTTGGGTGGGCTTAAGTCCCCTTTATAGATACCCCCAAAATGTGGTGTAACTCACAATGGCATATATCCCATATGTCCGTTTTGTGGTACCAAAAATGTCAGTGGTGCCTGTTATACTTCTAGTATAAAGAAAGTCAGAAAAGGTTTCTGAACTAGAAAGGAATTCAAATGAATTCAACAATTATCCAAGTGTGTAAATCACACGTCCCTAATAAGTCTGCTATCTCAGACGTTAATGATGAGCAATTCACTTTTTGTGAAGTTTGCGAAAATAACATTGAGCGTTGGTATAACGATACTGACCCTGAACGTCTACCTATGTGGACATCTTGGCAGGTGTCTAAATGATAGACTTTGTTAAACAATTAGAATTAGAAAACTATCTCTCAGATGAAGAGATAGACCCTCTAGCCAAAAGGTTAGATGAACTTATCCTGAAAGGGGAATATAAATAATGAATAATTTTGAAATTAAAAATAATCTGTTAAAAGAAATTAGTCAATTAACAGAAAATAATTATCCTAAAATGTGGGGTAGTGCTTCTGCGCTTCTCACAATTGAACAATTAGAAATTATCAAATCAGTTATGGAAAAATAAATGATAAAAGAAATAAAAAATAAAATAATTCGCATTCAAGAATTGCGTCGTAGTAATGCTGCAACTGCAATTCCATCAAAGAAAAATTATTCAAGAAAAATAAAACATAAAAATAAATTGCAATAAAAAAGCCGAGCCTACTCGGCGCAGACGGCGTGTCGCTTTACGTACGATGTGGTTAAGATCACAGAAAAAAATGTCTCAAACTTTGAGATTTACGGCGTGTCGATTTGATTTTGTGAGATTTTTCTGCTAAACTTACGGAGTAAGAAAATAACGAAAGGAAGTGGCTAACAATGGCTAACTTATACACAATACAAGATTTACTAATTGGTAAAATCTATAACTCAAAAACTTTGCGTGGTGAAATTATCTCCGCAGATAAATCAGATATCTGGTATGAAAATGCTGAAGGATATTTGGTTCAGGTTCGTAGCGATACTGGTAAATATACTTACCGCAATATCGCAGTTCAGGTTGGTGAGTAATGGGATATATAGAAATCTTTCGCCTTGATGAGCAAGGTGCTGGGTGGGTTGACCTTTCTGAGGCTACCCCCGCAGAAATCCTTGACCTAGAAATAGGCTTATTTCAGGAAGGGGCTCTGTGAGGTATCTCACATTCCCAATGTCCTAAATGTCGCAATTTGGATTTGATAATGTCTGTTAAATCTGTTAAACTTACCCTATAAACAAACAAACGAAAGGAAGTCAAATAATGACTTACACTGTAAAACTAGAAACCTTTAGCGGTGAGGCAAAATCTATCGCTCTCCCTAGCAAGGGTGCTGTTGCTCAATTCATCTCAACTTACCCAGAAAAATTGCCTGTTGGTATTTCTGTAAAGGTTGCTTGCGATGCTTTAGGTGTTAGTGGCACACTAAGAGGAAAGGCGTTGGTGAAATAATGATAAACTCTGTAATGGCTTTTGACTGTGATGAGTGTAATGGACAAGGTCTTATCTTTTGGGGTAATGACCTTGACTATGATGTAGAAAAATGTAATTGTAATAATTTTGCACTAGGCAATTTATTTACTAGCGGAGAGGCTAACTAATGACTAGAAAAGACTATATACAAACCGCCAATATCTTAAAAGAGTTTAAAGATGAAATTCCGCAAACTACTTATGAAGATATAATAGATTTATTTTGTCAATGGTTTAAATCTGATAATGAAAATTTTGACTATGCAAGATTTGAAACTGCTTGCGGTATTGATGAAATTGGTTTAATTCCAGCATAATAAAAAATTCCTGAGCAAGAATAAAAACTGCTCAAACATTTGTTCGAAAAATCCCGAGGCGTTATCCACAGGTTTATCCACAGGCTTTACGTGTGTTTAAGATCACACCCTGAAACTTTCCAAAAATTACGGCGTGTCGTTGAAAATGTCAGTAAAGTCTGATAGGGTTATCTTATAACGAAAGGAAAACTAATGGGAAAGTTTAAAGATACTTTAATGGAGATACTTGTTCATAGTGATTGCTATGGCGCAGGTTGGCAATTCGTAGGAAATGCGATAGACTATGATGTATGGGCGTGTGAGTGTAATCCTTACAATATCCCTGCTGATGAAATACAGGAATACCACCAATTATTTAACACTAAGGAGAACGCATAATGGAATATAACTATTCACTTACTACTTCCTATGATGGGAAGTTAATTCATACCCTGCGAGTTAGCGATATGCTAGAGGCAGTAGACGCTTGGACTAAATGTGTAGACTATGGCACAGCCAAAGAATACGCAACATATAACTTATCAGACCCAACAGGTAAAATGTATACTAAAACTTTCTACACTAACGGAGAGGTCGTAATTAAATAATGGGAAGCGTAACCGCAATTGGATTAGCAGACACAACGCTAGACTTAGAAACACAATTACTTTATCACTTAAAGGGTAATCATTATCCACCAGTTCCCGCTGAAATGGTTCAGCCTTGTATTGAAGCAATTGACGCTTACTATGATGAGGACTATTCACGAATGATAGATATGCCAATGGTTGGTGATTTTCAGATTACC